CTTTTTGCGATTGTTTGTATAGGTAATCACCCTACTTAGTTCCCCAAAGGGGAGTTAAATTGATATCAATAACAGTAATAATGCCACCTTAAAATCATACTATCCAGTATGAGGGGTGACGCTGATAAATTGATTTCTTGTAGTTACCGTTCCAGTTTAGGATAGGTACCACGTGACAAGTTAGATTAACCGACTTACGTCGGGTAATCATACCAGCCGAACTCGCTTCCTTATGTATAAGATCACCTTTTTTCATATAAAATGAATTTAGATGACTACCTTGATCTAGACTTAACATCAACCTAATGTACACAGCACCTGAATAGTGCTTTGCAGATACGGTTTCTGTCCAAGTATAGAAAGATTGAACATTCGCATCTTCAGGTCGAAGAAGTTTATGTTTAATCAAGTTGCGGATTTCAGACTTAGTTAACCAGGGACGAATCCCTAGTTGATTAAGTTTAAATAGAGGCACACATAAACCAGAATCTGAAGTATCCCCCAACGGGGAATACTTTATATCAGAATTGGGTATATGTCGAGTAACACTTGCAAAAGCGTTACAAAGTCCTCTTCGAGCAGTATGGACATAACTAAGGCGGCTAATACTATTGCCAACGAAGTATATATCTTCATATGTTTCGATCCGTCGTTTAAGGTAAAAGGGGCGAACATTCGTTCCCAGAAAGAAATCAGCACCGCACGATTCTTTGAAAGGGCCCTTTAAAAAAGATTTTTCGCTATTAACGAGAAATCCGGACCAATTCAAAGCATCGATTACTTGCTGACACACGTTGTAGCGAACGATAATATCGTCGCCAAACACCGAGATATCCCGGTGTGTACAACTGTGACCTGTACTTTGAACTGCTGCTTTCGCAACAGCCCAAAATATAAGACTTTCAAGAGCAAAAGTGTACCCATTTCCCATGGCTGAGAACTTCTCGTAAATGAGAGATTCTTCACCCAGATCCCCGGCTTCATGCCTAAGATCTGCGAGAAATGCGTACCACTCAGCAGGTAACAGCAACTTGACAATCTCTAAAGAGATTGTGTCAGAAGCTGATGCCAAGTCGATCGTACTGAATTGAGAAGAATTCTCCTCACCCCCGACATTGCAATAGCGAGCGCCTTGATAGGCAAGCTCGCGATTACGTGTCTGGTCAGTAAGATCAACACCGACTCTTTTAAGTTTTTTCGTTAGGTATTTAGAAACACCTAATTGAAGAAACATATTAAGAGACGAGCTGATTGCGATAGGACGCTCGGTTCGAGCGTCCTTAGGGACAAAGGTAATCTTGTCATTTTCCACTAAGTCTACACAAGACCAGAAAATTTGTATTTCTTTCTGGTAAAGTGGCGTGCCGCAAAGAGGAATCTCTTCACGACGACCGCTGTTCTCAAGGATATTCATCCACCGAGGACAACTCGACATAGCAGCTAACGCGTAACTGGAGGCACTCTTCGTAACAGAATAAGGAAAATCAGCATACTTATAGTATGGTGTAGTCCTATTTCTTTTTGAAGTACGAGTGGCTCCTGGACCGTGTGTTCCCGAAGTTATAATTTTCATTATAATTTCAGGGGTTAAATCGCTAAGACAATCACTAATAAGTGACTGAGCCTTAGTGACCCAACTCGGAAGTTCACTCGTAAGAGTGTTCCTTAATCTAAGATTGGTCTTTTTACATTGATTTTCAGCAGCATGCCATTTTTCAAGGGCAGCCGCTTTAGGATCATTGTTGAGCTCAGACTTAGAGAAAGGGAACTTCTTTAAAAAACACGCGATTTGTCGTTGAACAAAAATAACTTCAGGATTATCAGATACCGAATAACTCTGTGTTTTGGTATCGAACTCTGAAGCAAGGTTAAGATAATCACTGCCATTTCTAGTTTTACACATACTAAAAATGCGGCAATAAATATCGAAACCGAGTTCACTGACATGCCCGTTAGCGAAGGCAAGTAGCAGATCCCAATGAACATTTTCATGCTTTATTGGAGTTGTCATAGGCCGTAAGGCTGATGACCGCTGAGTATAATACTTACGCATATGTACTCCTGATTAGTGAAATTGTAACCGAACTAAACCTCAATCTTACCTGAGTGGAATAAATCCACTACGGTAGCATTGGCGTTTAAGACACCGCGAACACGGGAGACAGCTTCTTTCAAAGCGTCTTCTGTGACCCCGGCTGGGAGTGAGATAAGAATCTCGACTTTCATGTCTTTTGTTACGGTCAAACCGTTCGTATCCAAGACTTGTACAGACTGTACAAGGTTAAGAGACGAACGACGGTTACCAAACGAAACACCGTTTCGCTTGGGCGCCACACTAGTAACAATCATAGAATCTTTTGATAGATCGCTATGAACAGGTCCCACATATGTTGCACGGTTTTGATCCGTGCGATAGTGGTCATACACAACAGCTACTGCATTGTTGTCGAACGTTGAAAGGGACATAAGTCCTCCAAGAGTAAATTGAAATTGACGATCTGCAGGTTATTAATCTACAACCAGCGTTTCATAAGAAATGCTGCGTCAATGATTTTATAGATGTCTAGATTGACATCAATGGTTACGAGTGACACTTTTGTATCGATAATCCTGTCCTTGTGTTCTCTTATATGTGAAATATTCACATATTTTATAGAGCCACTTGGTGAGGTTACCTTTACAGACCCTGAGAGAGTTACTTCTCGAGAGTCAGTCACCCAAGATCCTAGGTATGAAAAAGCCGGCGAGGGGTTTAATGAAGCGATTACTCCTGAAATATTCAGGAACCAATCGGCTACAAAACTATAGGGAATTGCTTCCCATAGAGCCCCAGCAGGATTTAACAAGCCAAGGTCGCGAACGTGTCCAGAAGAATCAGGTTTCAATTCCGTAAGAACGCCAGCACGTGCTCTACTTGTAGAGATAGAGGAGAGAGTACCCTCATAACTATAGCCATTTTCTGAATAGTTAACAATAACTTGTTCAGAATTAAGCAACTCATCATAACCTCGGTAAGTTTTTCGCCGAGAATTATGATCACCATTAAAATACCTAATCGTCTGTTGAATATCGATGATCAGGGGGCGCCATGCGTAACGAGCTTCAAGCCAAGCATCAGAGATAATATCCAATGATAACTTGGCTTTTCCGCTCGCTTTCTCACGTTGCCATTTCCGGAAAGTCTTTGGAGCAAGCTCCTTAAATTTTCCTTTTTTAATGGACCTATACAGACTGGCAATACGCCGACCTGTAGAGGCAAGATGGGAAACTGTTTGTTTACTTTCGGCAAGTGCCGTAAGTAGCTGCAGTTCACCCTCAGTTGCGTTGTTGTAACTATTGTTTACTGCGGCTTGGAGATTGGCTGAAGGCGCTAATGCGCTTAAGCCATCCAAATAACTATAAAAGCTATCTGTAGTTCCAAAAACTTCGGTAGAGAAAGCGGGAATTTCCCACTGTACTCTAAAAGAAGTTACGCGATTGAGAGCAGATCCGCTCGTAACTATCACAATTGGTGATAGTGCCGGCAGGGTGCTAACAATTTCGTACGTAGAAGTAAACTTAACCTTATCACGCGTCATAGGAGAGAAAACAACCCCTCCATTCTTTTGAATAGACGCGAAATTAGGAGTTACAACGTCTGTCATAACATCAGATTCATCCGCAAGGAGGATATCTGAGAAGACAGGCATAGAGGCTACCCGAGAAGTTAAAACACGTTGTCGTGCGGATGCGAACGAACCAATAAGTTCAGATCGTGCCCACGCGACTAACGCATCAGGGTCGTATGTAGCATAACCTAGCTGCACATTTCCTTGATCTTTTATACTCTCGGGAATAGTAACTGTACCGGCCACGCTATCAATATAGAGCTCGCCAACGGCGGGATCACAATTGTAAACGTAGTCGGCGACAGATACTAATGAGTTTCCAACATGAAGACCTGTTATATGAACAGGTGTAACGTTGGAGCTCCTGGTACGGGATTTCATACATTTCTCCTAACGGAGAACAACAACAATCGTCTAACAATATCCGTCTCCGGATGGTGATATTGATAGTTGCAGGGGGAAACCCCACAGA